GAAATCAATACAAAACACCACAGTCTGCAAAAGGTCTGCAATAAATCGGTTTTAATAAGTGCTTTCCGATTCTGTTTTTAAGCGTTTTTTTCTTGTCTTTCAGCCCTCAAAAGTTCATTTAATTTATTTCTCGCATTATGAACCATGCTCGGTTTGAGGGCTAAATATACTTCGTGAATCATTTTGGCGTTTGCATGTCCAACAAGTAAAATCGCTATTTCTTCCGGGACTTCTGCTTCGGCCAGCATGCAAACATACTCGTGGCGAAACTGGTGGGCGCATATATCGGCTTTCCAATCAGTATACGTTACTGTTGTTTCTCGTCCGTTCCTCTTTCTGCGCATGGTTCTTTCGATAGGCTGCGCCATTCCATGTTTACGCCAAAAGCGTATCCACATTCTGCGGTACTCAGAGGCCGTTACAGGCGTTTCTTTAAGCCCGATGATATAAGTCTCGGGTGACATGCTTCTAAGCTGTTGTAGGGCTTGTTTTAGGGGTGAGAGCAACGGTACAGTGCGAACGCCTGCTTCTGTCTTTGTAACAGTGATATGCGGTCGATTGCCGATGAACTCAACGGACTTTGAAACATCGATCAAGTTTTCTTCAAAGTCGATATCGCGGAGCTGTATTGCACAGGCTTCTCCACGGCGTTCGCCGGTACATAAATACACAACCGCCGGGAGCGCTTCCGGATCGTCCAGATTGTCCTTTACTATTTGTACTTGCGTGTCGCTTGGCGGCATTCGCTTGCCTTTTTTTAGCTTTCGTGGCATTTTGGCAAGGTCTGCCGGGTTTCTGAACCCCGCCCACTCGGGAGAATCAATCCATATTTGAAAAATCGAATTAAGAACAGTTTTTTGATTTGATACGGTCGATTGAGCCATTCCGCTGATTGACTTAAGAAACTGTGTTACCATGTACGGTTCAATTTCATCTATGCGCATGCCTTTGAAATATGCCTTAGCGCGTCGGAGCGCTGGACGGTATGCTATTTGTGTTCCGTGTTTCATTTCGCATACCTGACCGTCATATATTTCAGCGACTTCTTCAAAAAGCGGGGCTTTTGGTTTTTCGTCTGCCTGGATTCCCAAAATTTTTTCTGCCGCGCCCTCTGCCCGAGCCATGTCCCGCTTGCGTATCACCTCGGCTGGATTTAGAGATGAAAATGAACGGCGTTTTCCGTTTATAGTTTCCTGTAGCTCCCAAACCCCGTTTTCTTTCTGGCGCATGCCCTCTGTAAGTTTTTTGCGTGCCAATTTCAATCCACCCTCCTTCTTTGCGTGAGGAGCGGTTGCCCCTCCAAGATATGCTTTGACAAGCCTACCCCGGAGGTGATATAATCCGATTGTCAGGGCGGATTGCCACCTCTGTGGTAAGCTGTTCTATATAAACGCTTCGGCACTCCCACGCCGGGGCGTTTTTTATTTTATGCACTGTGGGCAAGCTCGATAACCCGCAGTAATTGCGCTGTTTTCATCTTCAAAATAATATACTTCATCTATATTATTTTGAATCGTGACGCACGAATATTGATGGTAGCAAACACTTTCGGGAACAACAAACACGCTGCCGTAAGGGGAGGTGCCATTGTATAGATCACCTCCCGCAATGCTGGGACTAATTGTATTTTTTTTGATTTTTCTTCAATGTATCTTATCGCGGATGGTTCGTGACACTGAGAGCATGGAGCATAACCCAGTCTTTCTGCTCCGGAAACAGATACTATGTAAATCGCATTGCTTCTGCTTAACGATCCGCATCCTGGTTCGTGATATCTATCTCCGGTTTCAGTAATGCATGCTACATGCCATTTAGCGTAAAGAGTAGGAGTTGCGCTTCTATCGTTTGCGGGGATTGGTTCATAAACCACATTTTTCATTTCGGTTTTTAAATCCAAAATTTCTGCGTTATGCTGTTGACTTTGTACGATTAGAGCAATGCAAAGCCCAACAGATAAAAGTAAAAAAGCGATGCATAAAATTTTATAATTGATTTTTGCGGGAATATAACGAACTCTTTTCCCACAGTTCGGGCATTTTGTGTCATTTGGCCCGCACTCTGTACCGCAGTTTTTACAGAACAATTTTTTGACAGACTGTTGTTGCTCCGGTTCATAAGCAGAATCTATGCGGCTTTGTATATTTTCGGATAGAGGCTGCTCCTGATCAGCTTGTACGGCCTCCGAGGCGTCATTCAATACAGAATCATCCTCTATATTTTCCTGCTCGTTATATGCTTCGTCCTCAATTTCCGACGATTCGGGTGCTGGTAGCGCAGAAACGCCGCCTCTAATTGGAAATGCAAGCCTTAGTTTCACGGATTTATTAAAATAAATCGCCCATGCAACAGGGACCAAAGTTGAGCCAAGGGCTTGATATCCAAAGTTAGTATCCAGCGTAAAAGCAACTATCATATAAAAAATGCGGATACAAATAAAAGCATATAAAACATATAGAAAACGCCATCTCCGGTTTAAAATGTCAATTAAAATCCATGTCCCGGTTATCAAAACAGCAATGGATGTGCTAATTTCAAACCATAGAACCCATTCGACAGTAGTGCCTATAAATGAATCAGATGCATTAAATGTGCTTATTAGGTTTGAAAGTCCGGAAAAAAGACCGATGGCAAGCGTGATGCAATAAATTTTAGTAAGAACAGGAAGCGGAGTTTCATTCAATCTAGGTCTTTCCATAACAGTTCCTCCATTAAAATTCATACCCGATGCAAACCATTCACAACAACGCTGTCATCCAGAGAGATGTGCGTTATTTTTATTTTTCTCTGCTTTTTCGTCCTCTTACCATTTCGACAAACCGAAGTATATCTTGCGCACTGGTCTCTGTTAATGGCCCATCACACGAAAAAGCGATGCCTTGCAATTTTTGTAAGGTTTCTGGTGTGATTGGGTCATCTTCTATTTCACGGGCACGTTTACGTTCGGCTAATTCTTGAACAAAATTTACGTTGCATGCCTGTGTGTAATAGTCAAGCATTTCCTGTACATATTCCTCACGCACACTGAGCTGTTCCGCAAGCTGCCAAACCTCTGTGTAGCCTTCTTCCATCAAGGACAGTAGCTTTTCAACAGAATAATATTTTTTAAAGCCGTAGCGAACCGCGATGTTTTCCTGATGTTCTCGCACCGTGTACGGACTGTCCAACTGATAAAAGGTGTTCGTGGCAAAGTGGCCCTCTTCGTGAATGAGGATTTCACGCTCGTGTTCAGTGCTTTCTACTTTTTGGGGGTCAATGCAAAGATAGCCGGATGGCTCTGCAACTGCGACAACTTCTTTTGTGGAACAATGAAAGACTTCTATTCCTTGTTGATCTAAATTGTCGTACAATTCGTCAAGAGGAACCGTGGCATTCATTTTCTCATTCTTCTCCTTTTTCGCGTTTTCTGCGTTTTTTCTCCGCTATCATTTCCATAATCATTGTTATATCATCAATCTCAGCTTGGCTAAACTCTTCCTTTACCTTGCCGTATGCAGCGAAAAGTTGACCAGCGAGGGGATCGTTTTTTATAAGCTCGTCGGCCTCTTGGCCGGCGGGCTTTTCTTCGTTTCCGAGAAGATAATCTGCGCTCACGTTAAAATAGGTCGCAAGTTTTTGCATATTTTTAGCTGAAAGTTGCTGTGTGCTCCCAGTCGCCAAATTCCCTACACTGCTACGTGGTACACCAGCTGCTCTGCACATTTCGGTTATCGTTATTCCTTTTTGGGCGCAAAGCTTTTGAAGGATAGAGTACATATTACACATAAATCGGGGCCTCCTGATTGTGCAAAGTCACAAATTACTGAAAACAAGAATAAACCCCTTGCAATATTACCGAAAACGGTTATAATATAAGCCATAGGGTTCCGAAAACAGTAACTGAATTTTGATGCAACTTTATTCTATTACGTTTTTCGGTAACTGTCAATAAGAATGGAGGTGAATTATGCGTAATGTCAAAACTTTGTAATTTTGGTAAAGAAATAAAAAAAAGACTTGTAGATATTGACAAAAACCAAGAATGGCTAATCACAGAAGTTCGTGCAGATACTGGACTATATTTTGATACGGGCTATCTTCACAAAATTCTTGTCGGAAGAATCGCAACGCCGCGTATTGTCGCCAGCATCAGCAAAATTTTGGAAATTCCTATACCTACATTATCCGACAAATAGTGTCCCATAAAGCGGACGGAAAGAAGAGGTGAAAGAGATGGATAATCAACAGATAAGAGAAACGCTCGAAAAGCAGCTGCAACTACTCTCCGAGCGTTCACATGAATCGGATTTGCCTGTGCCATTTATTTGTGATTTAACGCAGGTAATGGTGCAAGTGGCAAAGGTTATTTGCTGTATTTAGCCTTGGCATTTTCATAAGCAGATTCGAAAGAATTGCTTATACGAAAATAAGCATCCCAATATAATTGACACATTGCTTCGGGAGTTGCGCCATTGGAACTCATGTTTTGTACATATAACATGGCAAGGGCTTCCGTACAATTTCGGGGAAACATTGAATTTTCCATTTTAAACACCTCCTTTCTTTTCGCAGTATGCACTTGCTTTCCGCTGTGCGGCCAACATGGCGTTATAGGCCCTGATATCAAGTCTTGGGGTTTGCTGTACTTTTTCAACCTGCTGCACAGTAAAAAGATAAGCCTTTTGTTTGTAGTGGTGGGAAGTGTCAATATCTTCTGCCTTTCCGTCCTTTGTGGTGACTTCGGTTTTTTCTTCCTTCCAGCGCCACAGATCACATACAAGAGCACTTTTTTCTCCGCGCTTTACTTGATATCCCATCTTGCGCCATTGTGTGTATGTATGGATGGGGAGTTCTCCCCGTTCGCTGATAATGGTTTTGGCCTCATCTTCCGTATAAAGTTCAGCCGCGATTGCCGCGTTGGTGATGATCTCAAGATTTGTCATGCTTCGCATCCTCCTTGCATTTTGTGTGGGCGATATGGTAAAATACAGACAAGGGCAACAGCTTTTGTGTGGGTGTGCCTTTGGGTCAGTAGTTAGCGGCTACTGGCCTTTTTTGTTGCCTTTGCAACTGCTGCGGCGAAAAGCTGCTTTTGTGTTTTGCTGTCCAGCTTCGCCCAGTCTTTGCAGGTCATCGGCTCACCTCGCTTTCGGTTTGCCGTTGCCCTTGCTGTGTCTAAATAATAGCACGATATCGTGCAATAGTCAAGCACGATATCGTGAATTTGTATAGTTGCACTATATCGTGTGCGCTGTTTTGTTTGTTTTCACTATATCGTGCAATTTGTATATATGTTATAATAAGCGCGAGGTGATACAATGGCATATAACGAGGCCAAAAAGCGCAGCAATCAAAAGAGCGATGCAAAGTACATGCAGATACTACTAAAGCCATATAAGGCAGAGGGAGAGGCAATTAAAAAGGCCGCGATAACGGCGGGACAGTCTACACAGGCATATGTTTTGCAGGCTGTGCGTGAGCGTATGGAACGAGATAAAGGCAAATAAAACGTGGCGCAAAATCCAACTACTTTTTTGATACGATAGGCTTAGGGGAAACCATGGGCCTATTTTTTATGCCTGAAAGGGGGTGGGCGGATGGCTGCTGCTAACAGCACGAAAACAGCAAAGAAGAACGTACCGGGGAAGCCGTTTGAAAAGGGGAAAAGCGGAAACCCGAGGGGGAGGCCTAAAATTCCGCCGGATGTGCGGGACATGTTCAAAGCCGCCACGCCTGCCGCTGCCGGGCTGCTGATTAAGACCATTGACAATGAGGACGCTCCGCTGGCGATGCGGATGGATGCGGCAAAGACGGTGATTGAAAGGGTGTACGGTAAGGCTACACAGCCAATTGACGGGAACCTTGACGCGACGCTGCAAATCGTGATGTCCGATGAAGCGCGGGAGCTGATGGGCTGATGCAATGGAATATTGGCAAGCCAAACACAAAACAGATTGCTTTTTTTAAAGCGCGCACAAGGTTTGTGGCATATGGAGGGGCGCGCGGTGGCGGCAAAAGCTGGGCGGTGCGCAAAAAGTCTGCCGGGCTTGCACTGTCTTATAACGGGATCAGCATTTTGATTTTGCGCCGCACGTTCCCGGAGCTGCGGGAAAACCACATTTTGCCAATGATTGCCGACTTAATGGGGATTGCGCGGTATCGGGACATGGACAAATCATTCACGTTTCCCAATGGCAGCCGCATCGTATTTGGTTACTGCGACAGCGAGGCGGACGTGCTGCAATACCAGGGGCAGGAGTACGACGTTATTTTTATGGACGAGGCCACGCAGTTCACGGAGTTCCAGTTCACCACGCTGACGGCATGCCTGCGCGGAGCCAACGACTTCCCAAAGCGCTTTTATCTGACCTGCAACCCCGGCGGCGTGGGGCACACTTGGGTGAAACGGCTGTTTATTGACAAGCAGTACAAAGCGTCGGAACGCCCGGAGGATTACTTGTTCATAGCCGCAAACGTATATGACAACCACGCGCTGATGGAACATGACCCGGACTATGTGCGGATGCTGGAAAATCTGCCGGAGGAACAGCGCAAGGCGTGGCTGCTGGGACAGTGGGACATCTTCGAGGGCCAGTATTTCGCGGAGTTTGACCGCGATATCCATGTGTGCAGGCCGCACGGCATACCGGCGCACTGGCGGCGTTATGTGACGCTGGATTACGGCATGGACATGCTGGCGGCGCTTTGGATGGCTGTGGACGAGCAGGGGCGCGCCGTGGTGTATAAGGAGCTATACGAGGGCCGGGACAATGGCAAGGGAGCCAATAAACAGGGCCACATCATCAGCGAGGCGGCACGGCGGATGCTGGAGGTAAACGGTGATGACGATATATACACATGGCTGGCACCGCCCGACCTGTGGAACCGCAGGCAGGACACGGGGAAAAGCGCGGCGGAAATATTTTTTGAGAATGGCGTCGCACTGACAAAGACCGGGAACGACCGTGTGGCTGGATGGCTGGCGGTGCGGGAATTTCTGGCTTTGCGGCCGGACGAGCAGGGCGGAACGTCTCCGGGGCTGCGCATCTTCGACACCTGTATAAATCTCATTCGCACGCTTCCGGCTGTACAGCATGACGAGAAAAAGCCGGAGGATGTGGCAAATGAGCCGCATGAGCTGACGCATGCACCGGATGCGCTGCGTGGGTTCTGCACCTATTGGAGCACGGCGGCGCAGGCTCCCAAAAAGCAGACGCACGATATCCTGCGGGATGATTTCAGCATAAAGAATCCAACGGCGGGACCGCTGGGGCAAGGAGGGAAATATCATGTTATCTGACATTTTAACGTTTGTTCTGGCGCTGGCGGTATGCGGTATGGCGGCGCTGTGCGTATACTGCTACCGCCTCGGGCTGCGGGACGGTATGCATGTGCAGGAAGGAATAGCTCCGGAGCCTGCGAAGATGCCTGTTAAAGCTACGGTAAAGCGCACGGACAAATATGACACGATTCTGGCGAACATCGACGCATATGACGGGACCGGGAAAGGCCAGAGGGTGGTTAAATGATGCAGGAAAAAGAGTGTACGGACATCTGGCGCAAGTACCAGGCGGGCAAGGACCATCACAACAAAGCGAACATGTACACGCTGACGGAAAAATGCCACCGCTTTTACGAGGGCGACCAGTGGCACGGGCTGCAGTCCGGAGATGAGGAATTACCGGTGCTGAACTTTATCAAGCCCATCTGCCGGTACAAAATTGCCATGGTAGCGATGAACGATACGGCGATCATATTTTCTCCAATGGATGACGACCCGCAGAAAGCCGAGATTTGCGACGCATTGACGGAGTTCGCGGCGGCGCAGTGGGAAAAGGGCAAACTGGACAGCAAGAAATGGGCCGTTGTGAAAAATGCTTGCATCACGGGAGATCATTATCTGTACTGCTTTGATGACCGAAAGCCGAGCAACAGCGTAGTAACAGACATGACGCCACGGCTGAAAATGAGGCTGATTGATAAGACTTCGCTGTATTTGGCCAACGAGCAGGAGCCGAACCTGAAAGAACAGGAATGGATTATCATTGCCGAGCGCGTGCCTGTGGACAGCGTGCGTAAACAGGCGAAGGAAAATGGGATA